CTGAGAAGAGAGATGGCTATGAATGCAAAGGAATTCAATGTTAAGAGGAATTATTTCACTGGGAATGGTTCCGAAAAATCAGATGTTTTAGATGAGACATACCAGTCTCAACTAACAAAAAGCGGACTTTTGTTACAACAGAGGTCCATAATTTTATTGCATGGGGTCAAGGCCGAACTGGCTGCTTTCGTTTCCGAAGCACTTGGTCCCAATTACGTTTTTACAGGCTTGCCAACCATGCATTCATATGCACGATTGATACGAGACGATACAGTAATTAAATTGTTTAGGAAACTAAATTCGAGTGGTCAAAAGTTTATCAGTTTTAACCCCGATTATAATTATGAGAAAAGATTTTTCCCTGATAATATCAATATATTTTATGATTATGATGGCGTTGATGTGGGCCGTCGTAGGAAAATATCACCAAAAAGTTATACACACCACTTAGACTTCGCTTTAAGATTCAAAAGCCAAACAAACGATATGAATCCAGAGGCTATTGCTAATGATATAAAAGTGGTTACTGCCATGAAAAAACATAAACAAATACACGACACTATGATAGGTATAGGGAATAACAAGAAGGTTCTCAATCAAATAACAAGACAAGATTTACATTCAGGATTACACTCAAAAAATTTTTATACACCAATTGATATGATTAATTGTTATGCCAAAATGCCTGGTGAATATTATGAAGAGAGGATGAAAAACAAATCAGTTTATAAAAGCATGATATTGGTTGACATTATTCCAAATTTATCCCCTGCTATGGTTGCTACTTTGCTTTATTCAACTAAAGTGACACATGCTCATATTACTGGGTGGTTGCCAAACGAAGCATGCTACAATATTGACAAATTTATCGCCGATAACCATTTATATCAAATAACAAGAATAGATAAGGATGGTTGTGCAGTATCTTCGACTGTCGGGCTCTTAAACTCATATGAGGGTGGTGTCTTTCAAGTAGGAGATCTAAATAATAGGAGTGTCCTTTATCCACCAGATTATAGGATGGAGTTTTTTGATAATGATACAAAAAGAGTTTCAGAAAGCTATTTTTTGGTTAGTAAATATGTTACTTTGTGGTTAACAACTAGATATATCAATTTTAAAGAGAATTACTATACTTGGCGCATAGAATCATGCATAAGGGGTTATTGTCAAATCGAGTTTGATTTAGTACAGTTAAACGTTGCTAGACCTTTACCTTGGGTTTTAATGCCTGCTGGTTTGAGCGACTATGTCAGGTTTCCAAAATGGACTAAGTTAATAAGCAACTTTACCTTATTAAACAAAAGTGAAGATCAAATATGCGATATAATAATGAATTGTGAGACTGATCTTGTCATAAGGTCAATTTGGGAAAAATTAATTAGCTATGATTATACAATCATTAGCGAGGTTAACATAGCATCCAAAATGCAATGTATCTCCACTGGTTTAACAATAGGTACGCATACAGTTTCTGAACCCGTTGATAGAGGCACTTTTTGCTCAGCTGATCTTATTTTTAATGTTTGTTTTTATAACACGATAATGCAACGAACAATCAAACCAGAGTTAGACCAATTCCTTAATACTTTCATATTAGAAAGTGGTTTTCCTGTTACTCTATGGAGGAAGATTTGCAATGCTTTTATGAAAATGCCTAAACACATATGGAAAGAGTTTAAAGCCTTTTTCGGTTTCAAGGATAGATTTTCGATTAGACATGAAAATTCAACCCTCGACTCTATTTTAAACACCTTTAATGCTAATGAATTGAGTGATGTTATTGCTCAAAGATTCCGTGAAATAGGAGGGATTGATTCAGTATATGAGTATAGGAGAAACAATAAAGTTTTCGGTGCAGCTCCAAATTTTGATAGTGAGACTATAGTTGGTTTTCCTGGCTTGGTTACCAGAAAGTTGGAAAAATTTAAACCTTTACGAAAATATTTAACTTGTAATTCTTGTGGAGGTTATGTTTCAACTGCCATTGTTGAAGCCTTGAAAGGATTAATCTCTTTTGAAGGAAAATTCACTTTATGTAAAGAACATCATACAGGAGATCAAACCGATTTGTTGGCTAAAGTGCTACAAAATTTGACAGATGATGATTTAAAATATTTGGATAGACTTGATGGCAAGCCTTTAGACGATTTTTGGATCAGCATTTTATCAGGTTTAGGTTCCACTGATTCTAATGGTATAGGTGCTTTTCACAATGTAGATTGTAAATTCATTTCAAAGTTCCATGCAAGTGCATTGATTTCATGTAAAATTGATTTCATAAAATATGATACAGGTGTTGACCCTCAATGGAGAAATAATATTGTGGGTGGTGAGGTTAATGTTAGGACAGGTTCAACTGATGCTTGGGTTTCTTCTCAAGTTAACTTTTTCTTTGATACTTATCACGTTCCAAAAACAATCTATCATATTGATTCTTCATTATACAATAATAGATCATTATTGGTCGACTTAGTTCGCAGGAGATATATTAATTTTAAGCCATTTCTTATATGGTCATCAGTTGATGATTGTGTTTATCATGCAGTAATCAAAATGAATAATATAAATGGTAGTGAGGAGCACGAATGTGAAGGTTTTATGAAACCAAGTAAAATAAATAACTTTTCCAAAGATGAACAAGTCATGGTAAAAGTGTCAAGAGTTTTCGATCCAATTAGTTTGTTACCTACATGCGGAAAAATGTCTGCTGACAGTTTTTTAGTTTGTTTTGAATGTTGTTATAAGCATGAGAATACTCTCAGATTAACTTCTAGAACCGCAATTAATGCTTATATGAATGATTATGGAAAAGAAACATTATTTTTAGATTTAACAAAGAAACCTGAAAACAATCATGCTTATATGATTGGTACTAGTGATTTGACTACAGAAAAATGTGTGTTTGGAATTTTCCAAAATCACGTTTATGCTTTACAAATTAAAAATGTTATTTCTGGCGAAAAAACTGAACTAGTTGATCTTTTAAGAATTGTTGAGCCTCCCGTAGTTAGTGTTACGCGTGTAAAACTTGATGAATTTAAGAATGAAACATATCATGAAGTTGGTTATGAGGAACCATGTGTTGTTTTAACTAAAGATAGTTCAAGTATTATGACATCAAATTATAGCCATGAAGCATATGATATGCCTGAAGAATTTAAAAGATTTCATTATGATGCATTTAAGAATTACTTAAAAAATGCTGTTAGTGATGAGTTTCATGCATTGAATAGTGAAGTTTATAGTATGTTAAATAACAGAGAACCAATCACGCCCAACCACATGTATTTAGAAACGGGTCCTGCTGGTTGCGGAAAAACTCAAGCAATAATTCAAAGGATTTTAAATTTCCCTGACTCATACCATATAGTTTCTTGTGCTACGAGAGAAGCAAAAAATGAATTATTGGATAAATTAGGTGCAAAATCTGGGGGAGTTAAAGTTGATAGAAACAAAATAATAGTTCAAACTTCTGTTAATGTAATCAAGTCTATAATAAATAAGAAAATTGATGCACAAAAGTTTTCAATTAATTTGCATGTTGATGAATGTTTTTTGCATTCTTTTGGCAATATAATTGCTATGATGGCTGCTGGCACATTTGATGGAGTTTACTTGTATGGAGATATCAAACAAATTCATTCCATTCCAAATCATTATTATGAAGGATGTAACCCTTTCCAAACTAAATACTTGGATACTCTTAAGTATTTTAATGTTGTGAAAAATTTAAAATCTTACACAGTACCTGATAATATGATGCAATATTTAGTTAAAACTAATGTTTATAGTTCCGTTAATGAAGGCACAGCTACCAATGGTACCATTACAGTATACCAGAGTGAAGTAGACGCTGAGTCATTAAGAGCATGTGTTGATAAAGAAAACACTACAATTCTTACATTTAGTAATGATGAATGTGAAAGAGTTTTGGCACTTTGCGTGGAAGGTTTTGATAGAATTACAACAATTCATAAAGCTCAAGGCGTAAGAGCTAATAATATTATCATTGTTGGCGGAATTCCTTCTGGAAGTGAATATATTGGGCATGTTGTTGTAGCTCTCACTAGACACAGAATAAATCTGATTATGTCTGATAGGTTTCAGAAAGATTTAACAGCACATCTAGGTGCATTTCCCTTACCAAATATGAAGATAGTTGGAAAAGTTTATGAGTGGAGTGAAAATTTAGGCTTTATGTATAGGGAGGTTTCAGTTCCAATTTTAGTTAATAAAGAGAGCCCCACCGAAAATGCAACAAAGGCACTAGCTGAGATCGCACTAGCTGATAATGGTAGATTTTGCAATAAATGGGAGGTTGTAAAGCCACCCATTGTTGAGAAGAAATTTTTCTTGAGCTATGACTTTGATCTTAAATTTTCAATTAATTCAATTCCTACAATTTCTATGGTTGACTTAGAATGTATGTTGATTCCTTTAGTTCAACATGGATTTAACTTTGACAATATGAATATTGCTGAGTTGGCCCATGTTAGAGAAATTGATTCAAAAATTGATGTTGCGAAATTTAAAACCTCATCCATAATTAGACAGTGTGTTACAGTGCGTAATCCTGCCGCTTGTTTTATACCGCATAATTTGTGTATAAAACAAAGCAGTTCTGACCCAGTATTTGATTTAAATGCTGTTTTAGCACGTTGTTCGATTAAAGGCTCAGGTACTAAATTGCTCGATGCTGAGGTAGCCTCAATTGTTGAGTTATTCTTTGACGTTTATGTTGACAGGGATAAGTATGATGCCATAAAAGGTTGTGATTTCTTTGAATTCGATAGTTTGATTAGTTCGAAAATGATGGAGAAATTGAATAATAATAAGCAAAAGTATGGTCCCGGTTTAATTGATGCACAATGGCATTTTAAAAATGGTTTAAGCATAGTGAAAGATCAAATGAAATTCACGAGTGATTTTAAGGGTATTGCGACTGGCAAAGCAGGTCAAACCACAATACCATCGTTACCGATGGTTCAGGCTAAACAAATGTTTGATGCATCTGCTTGCACACTATTCTTGGATATTGTTTTAAAACAGAAATACCAGATGATTACTTTTGCTGAAGATTACTATCATTACAATGATTTTGTTTCAAAAATGGTCAATGCAGACAAAAATATAATCCTATGTACTGACTTTGAAATGATGGATGCATCCAGACAATACTCAATTATTCAAATTGTGGTTTCAATTTTAGTAAAATTAATGTATCCTATTGATTCTAAAATGTTTTTACTTGAAAGCCAAATATATGTCAGAATTGCTGGAAAAAATTATTCATTAAGCACAGCTTTTGCAAATACGGCAGGCCATCCTTTTACCCTATTATGGAATATTATTACCACTATGGTTTGTACTTGTTTAAAGTATGATATGAGGTATTGCAAGCAAGGAATTTTCAAAGGAGATGATTCGGCTTTAGAGATGGTAAAAATTAAGGAATATCAACATTTTAGATGGATATACAATAAGATCAAGTTTGTTACGAAAACTGAAATTAGGAAAGCTTATAACGGTGAAATATTTGAGTTTTGTCATATGTTGTCCGATGGAGTTGGTGTTTATCATAATGTTTTGTATCGTTTTTGTAAAATCACTGGGAATGTCTTTAAAGATTCAACTGATCTGCCTTTGTACAATAGAGTTGTTCAATACCAGCAAAGTATGTTAGACATGCTAGGCAAAGATTTAACAATTCTGAATATGAAGAAGATGGCATATGTTACTTGGATTTACTATAAGCAAAAGAAAATTGATTTATGTTTATCTGATCTTGAACAAATGTGTATGTTTATTTTGATTTTTTGCAAAACAAGAGCTGATATCCTTATTAAGCATATGAATATTAATCCCCTCGGAATTGTTTCGAAGAGAAATTTGTTTGTCAATCCTGATTACATTTCATCTCAATGGCATAAGAGTAAACTCATTGGGGTTGCTTTGCGTCATTTTAATTGAAGGTGTGGCCCATTCGGGTTTAATAAATCCGATAGATGGCCTTTTATTTTGATTCTGCCCTTGCTCCAAGGGCTAATGGTTCTAATTATGAATTCTGAATCAATTATTAATGATGCAAAAGTTTTATCAAATGTTAAATCAGGTTTAACTCCTGGTTTAAGTTACAAAGGTTTGCTAGGTTGTCCTTCCTTTAAAGTGCCTTGCTTGCGTTTAACTAAGTTGTTTGCGCAAGAATTGTGTCCTATAATCTGTGGAGGTTCAAATTGGAATGTGCAGTTAAGCATGTTCAAATATTTTGAAGCTGTTTTTGATATTGATATTAATGTCAATTCTACACCTAGTCATTATGGGTCAATTGTTATGGGTGTTATCCCAATTCATATTTATAAAAAGTTTGATAACGATTTTGAAAAGATCGTTCTTTATTCAATGGAGAATTCGCATTGTTTAATTAATTTAGGTTCGAATTCAACTCATCGAATTTCTTTTTCCGAGCATGATGCTAGGATGAGAATGGTTGATGAAGCGCAGTTTATTTGCGTTGTTTTTTCATTCACCCCTTTGGAGTGTTTGGTTCCAGATAGCTTTATTCATATGGTTATCTATATTTCACCTAGAGTAGAAACTGTTGAGTTACATCAACGTGTTCCTGCAATAGCAGGATGTTTGGCGACAAACATCAATAGTAGCAAAAGTCCGGAGAGGAG